TTTCGCACCGGCTGGTGTTGCTTTGATTCACACAAAGCAGCTTCCATTCCCAGACTCAGGCGTGGCACAGACAGTAGAAGCACACAACGTTGTTGACAGCATGATTATTGAGTGGCCACAAATTGGTTTCTCATACGACATCTCAAGCTACACATACGGCGCGCTTGCGTTCCGTGCGCCAGCTTGGTCAGGCATCGTAACCGGAATCACTGGTTGATTCTGTTAAATCGCTAGGTGCTTGCATCTAGCCTTTGAGGTTGAGCGGTGCAGGGAGTTCCCCTTCTCCCTGCGCTGCTCCCTCTCATTCGCTAAGGGAGAATAAAATGAGACTTGTCGGTTCAGACAATGGTCTTAAAGAAATACAAGTTAACGAAGGCAAGGTCATTCCTCGACAAAAGGATGGCACATTCCACGTTGACGGAGGTACTGCCAAGTCTCTCGTTAAGTCAGGAGACTTTGCTGTGGCTGGAATTAACTTTAGAAACGCTAGTGGTTACAGGTGCGACGCTTGTAACTTTGTCAGCCTGTACCGCGACAAGTGCGGTAAGTGCGGCTCAACCGAACTCACCCCAGAAGAGGAATAAATGTCAATCGTAGCCCCATTTGTTTACTCCGGTGGAATGGTCGAACCATACGTCTCACTCAACGAGGTTAAGTTCAGTCCTACGGCTTCTGCTATTGACTTTACTAATCTCATTGAAGACGCTTCACAGGCAGTTCAAGATCGCGCACTATCAGAGCTAATCGTTCGTGCTTCGTCTAAGGCTGACAGTTACACAATGGGAGTCTACGGATCACTTTGCGCCACCTCCAACACGGAGAATGGTCGCTACTACATGAACCGCGCAGGGCAGATTGTTATCAACCCCTATTTCACTCCCATCATCGCCGTTTCATCGTTCTCGGCTGGCTGGGGGCCAGGTGACGGACTACAGAACATCCAGCTCTCTACATCTAACTGCGCCATTGAGCGCACCCAGTTCATCATTACTAGCCAGTCCACTATGGGTCTTTACTTTGGCAATCTCGGTATCGTTGGCGGCAATATGCAGTCCGGTACGGAAATCTTCTGCCAGTGGACTTACATCAACGGCTGGGCTAACACTTTTACTAACTCAACTTCGGCTTTGGGGGCAACTTCCGTTACTGTAAACAACGTAACTGGAATTTACCCAGGACAATTCCTTACTATTTGGGATGGTCAAAAAGATGAGTATGTTCAGGTATCGACCACATGGACAGCTGGTAATACCACTCTTACGTTTACCAAACCTTTGCTATACGCTCATGGATCTGGTGTAAACATTTCAGCTTTACCTGCTTCTGTAAAACAAGCGGTAATTCATTATGTCGTTGCGATGATAAAAGAACGAGGACAAGGTGGACTTGTTCTTAATGAAATTGGTGAGCCAACGGCAGTCACCGCGCGAACACAAAGTTCTTACACTGACGAATCTATGGGCAACAAACTTCTAGATGGCTTTAAGCAAATCTGGGGTCGTGCATAATGTCACGCGCCACAGTACGAGCCGCTATTGCTTCGTACTTGACAAACGCTGGTATTACCAATTTGTCAAGCGTAAGGCAGTTCCCGGCAAAACTAACACCAGAGGGTGAGTTCTTTGAAGGTGAAGACCCAGGACACAGTTCTGGCGCAATCATCTTCCTTTACATTGAGAACCAGCACGAAAACCGCATTGCTCTTGGTGGCCCTCACAATGGTCGCAAGGCTATTGACTACACATTTATTCTTGATTGTTATTTGCGCTCTACGCACCAAAAGTCAGAAGACGCAGGGTTTGACAACGAAGCGTTCTTGGACTCACTTGTTACCGCCATTCGTGCAGACCGCAATGCTGGCGCACCTGGAACAATCTTCCAATGGGGGGAAGGCGCAAACGGAGCAGCTGGTGGTCAAGACATTGACATCACCTCGTATTACCCAAAACAAATAAACGGCAAATCCGCAGCAACACAAGTGACCTCAGTTGTACGAGTTCACGTTGTAGAAATAATTGACAACTAAGGAGCATCATGGCTAATTACACATACACAGACGCAACTGCCAGGGTGTACCCTGACATTGAATACAACGGATCTACACTCGAAGCACTACCAGGTCAAATCTATGCACTAGACGCTGACCCTGGTGATGGTCGCTGGGAATCATCTCAGGCCAAGCCAAAAGCCCCTGTAACACCGCTAGAAGCCCCTGTAGAGGCTGATAGCACAGAATTAGAATCAACCCCAACCACTAACTAAGGAGCGCCTCAGATGGCCTTTTTATCAGCCAATAGCTATATGGGTCTCGTTGTCGAAGCGACACGCGGAACCCTGCCTACAGGAGGAACGCCGGTTTACATTCCGGTAACGACTCCACAGACAACGCCTATGCAGACATTCCTGCGTGACGAAGCGTTCCGAGGATCACCTACAACGGTCTATGACCAGGTTCAGGGTGTGCGTCACGACGAGTACGAAGGTAAGTTCTACCTCTACGCAGACACATTCGGTACTTTTGCTAAGTCAATTCTTGGTGGAACCGACACCGTAACTGGATCAACCTATTACACGCACAACATCAAGTTGCTTAACAACGCCGCTACAGGTTCACAGCCACAGTCATACTCAATCTTTGACTTTGACGGTGCTAATCAATTTGTTATGACAGGCGCACAGGCTGAAAGCCTTGCAATTTCATTTGGCGCAGAAGCAGCCGCAGACGCATCAGTTAAGTTCATGGCAAACCCATACACTTCATACACAAGCGCGCCTGCTCCGTTCACAAGCCTTTCATTGTCAACCGAACACCTCATCCCTGCATGGGACACGGTTATCACAGTTAGCGGAATCAACTCAGGCGCAGCTCTTACCTACATTCAGACTGGTGAATTAAAATTAGAGCGTAAAACTGCACCTATTTTCACAATGGGCACACAGGCTCCACTTGTTAACTTTGCTGGCCCTATTGAAGTATCAGGTAAGTTCACAGCTGTTGTTAACACTAACGCAGACGCTTGGTCAACTGGATCTACAGCCGAGGCACTTACACGCTCGCCACAGGTGGTTACAATTACCTTGACTGACCCTAACGACTCAACATCAGGAACACCACACAGCATTGCTTTTACAATGACTTCTGTTCAATTCCATTCTGTAAAAAGAACAAGAGGAAAAGAATATACAGAAGTAGAAGTAGACTTTACCGCAAACGCAAACGCAACTGACGCTACAACTGGTTATTCACCAGTTCAAGCTACGATTGTAAACGCAACAGCAACTCCATACTAAATAACCCAAAGGGGATGAAATGCCAGCAATAAACCTTCCAAACGGACAGTCAGCTATCTTGTATTCGCGTGATGAAATCTCTGAGCGTACAGCTCGCAGTATCTCACGCGCGTACATGAAAGCGGCTGGTTCAGCAGCAAAAATTACCGCAGAAGGTTTTGACCAAAGCAAGCCTGAAACATGGACTGTTTTTTCTAGTCTTTCTGACGAGGATCAAAATAATCTTGATGGATACCAAGCCGCATTGATTGTCGGAATGGTTAAGTCATGGTCATTTGGAGAATTGCCTACATTTGATAGCGCTCTTGATTTACCTAAATCAACTTTTGAAATGTTGTCAGAAGCGTGTTCAAATGAATTCAACGGCACTTTAAACCTAATGCCGGACATTGACCCAAAAGCCCCTATCGCCGACTAGCGCGGTTAGAGGCAGCATTAAGGGGTAAGGACGCTGAGGTCGATGCAGAAGTATCTGACCTTTTTCGGGAATACCAATTTAGAAAAACTTTTGGTGGTTCGCACGAAGATTTTATGAATCAACCAATTCAAATAACTGAATGGCTCATTGCCATTGACGGCATTATTAACGAGGTCAAAAATGGCTAGTAAAGTAGTTGTTGTTGGTGAGCATGAATTTTATGCGGCAATGAATGTAACGATTGAAGCTGCTAATACTGCTGCTCGCAATATTGTTTACAAGGGTGGAGAAATAATCCGCACCAATGCTAAAAAAGAGTTTAGAGACAGGCAACCTAAAAACGTTCCTGCTTTACCAACTCGTCCAACAGAGCGCACTGGAAATCTTAAACGTTCAATCGCTGTTACTTCTGTTCTTCCTACTGGTAGAGGAATGTGGGTTTCAGAAACCGGCCCTGCATTTGGCCCAGCAATTCAATACGCTAAGTTTGTAGAAACAGGAACATCAAGATCACGACCATTCCCTTATATGCAACCAGGTTTTGATAAAAGCATTAAAGAAATAACAATACTAGCAATGGAGGAATGGCGCATAGCGCTAGAAGCATAATGGGAATTTTACCTCCGGTAATAGCAAGACTATTCGCTGACATTCGCCAATACGAAGCAAACATGGCCAAGGCTGATGCCACCATGAAAAAATTTGGCACAACGTCTATGACAACAAGCGAAAAAATGGCTGCTAGCATGAACAGTATTGCCAACAAAGTGCTTGTAACTAGTGCTGTCATAGGAACCGTATCTGTAAAGATGGCAGCCGATTTTCAATCTGCTACTACTCGACTTGCAACTGACGCTGGTGAATCAGTAAAAAATCTTGGAATGATTCGTCAAGGTATTCTTGACATGGCTCAATCCGTAGGTCAAACGCCTAAGCAGCTTGCTGACGGAATGTACTACATTGAATCAGCAGGGTATCACGGTGCTGATGCTTTAACGGTTCTCAAGGCATCCGCCGAAGGTGCAGTTGTTGGTTTTACCGACATGGCATCTATGGGTTCCGCTGTTACAACTGTTCTTCGAGACTACAACCTACCAGCAAGCAGGGCAGCTGCGGTTACATCTGCCCTTATTGAAACAGTTGCACAGGGTAAAACAACTATGACCCTTCTTGCAAACTCAATGGGTCGAGTTCTTCCTATTGCAGCTGCATTTGGTATTCCCTTTGCTCAAACCGCAGCAGCTATCGCTACTATGACCGTTTCGGGTCAACAAGCACGATTTGGTGTTCAGCAAATTAGAAACGCATTTATGAACCTTGCCGCCCCAGGCAACATGGCTTCAAAAACCATGAAAGCAATCGGCATTTCTGGTAATGAACTTCACCGCGTTCTTATGAATCCTAAAACTGGTGTGGCAGATGCTATTAAACTTATTACCGAAGCACTTGGAAAATCCTTTCCCAAAGGATCTGCCGAATACATTGGCGCTCAAAGAAAAATTTACGGTGGTATTACAGGTCTTTCTGTTGCCCTTGCCTTGGGTGGCGACCACATGGATAAATACCTTGAAACCGTAAAACTTATTGGTCATGCTTATGACAGCACAAACCCAAGAGTTAAAAACTTTGAAGAAATTTCCAAAACTCTTAATTTTCAATTTAAGCAACTTGCTGCCGCTGGTGGTGTTTTTGCTGTTCAAATAGGTGACTGGCTTCTTCCAAAAGTTTCTAGTATCGCACAATGGGGTTTAGGGGTCATTACATGGTTTAAGTCTCATCCACTTGTTTCTAAAATTGCCAGCGACGCAACCATAGGTCTTTTTGTAGGTGCGGTTATTTTCAAACTTGGCAAGGGAATTAACACTATTTTTAACAATGTTAAATCTCTTGGTTCAACCATTGGTAGTAAAACAGGGTTAATTGGTAGCACCGCTTCTTTTGAACAACAATCACTTTTGTACCTTCGTGTTATTGCAGAATCAACTGCTAAAACAGCGGGTTTAGACTTTGGCAAAACCGTTGCCGCTGGAGCTGCTGCGGCTACCGCAGGAGCAGGAACCACTGCTTTAGTAGCCGGATCTACAGCAGCCGCAGTTGTTGGCGCTGCTGTTCTTATTTTAGGAACTAAGTACGTTAGTGATTTGAGTAAAACAACTTCCAATAAGGGAACTACTACTCTTTTCTACCAACAATTAGCTGACGCAATTAAACAAAAAAATGCGACTACAAACGTCACGTTAAATCTGCACACAAGCCAATACAAAAAGGGTGGTAGATAATGGCTAATTTTAAATCAACCGAAAACCAGAATTGGACTATTAATTTAGACCTTGGAATTATTGCAGAAGATCTTGCAAAAAACCCTGAATTTATTGCAATTATAACTAAACAAGTTCGCAATCAAATGACCAAAGATGTTCGCTGGATGGGGAACCTATTTGCTAAATGGGCTTCAACAAACCCACCACTAAAGCCCACTAGAAGTCGCGTTAAATAATGACGTTAGCTTCACTCCCTGCTCTTTCGGTTCAGGTTGCGTTTAACCCAACAGACATACAAAGTCTTACTCAAACTTGGACAGATGTTACAACGTATGTTCTTGATTTTCAAACTCGTCAAGGCCGTCAACACTTTCTTGATCGCGTAGAAGCAGGAACATTGCGAGTATCGGTCAGCAACCGTAATGGCTATTTTCTTAATGGTTCAGTCAACGGTACTGGTTATGTGATTCAACCTCGTTTGCCTATTAAGGTAACAGCGACGTGGAGTGGCACAACTTATCCAATTTTTTACGGAATAATTGACAGCGTTGAAGAGAAAATAATTGACCAATTAAACAGTGACTTAAACATTCAAGCTACTGATTTGTTGAAATTCCTTTCACTTCGATACATGGCTTCAACTAAGTTTTGGAATCAGTACGCCACAAGCACAAGCGCAACTAACTGGTTTCGCTGCGATCTTACAAAGCAAGCAGTCGTCACTGGTGCTGTAACTCCTTCTGCTGTTTACGGCGCGGGGTACACCGATTACACATCTACAAACGACTTTGCGGTTACATCCCCATACCAATACGTTTCGGTAACTGGTCTCACTACTTACAGTGGCTCTGATCAAATTTCAGGTGGCGCACCTGTAGTGGCTGCAAACGGTTCATCTTTTACATTGCAAACAGGCAACTCTTCTGGTCTTGCTGGTGGCCAGGGAGTGGCAACACAAACAGACACCTATGATCAAATTTATTCAGGTGGCTTGGGCATTTACGTTGGAAACATTGGGTTCAACCCAAACGGCGCAATGGTTTATTCAGCTAACGGCTCTATTGACCTTGGAAACGGATCTACAACACCCTCTGGCTACCTTTCCATTGGAGATGTTCCTGGTGGATTTACAAAATCAGGCGCTCTTGATTTTTGGATTCAGGGTCAATCAATAGCAGGTCAACAAATAACATCTGTTCTTGCCGGTGGGTATAGCGGAACCCTTTGTCAACTTTGGGTTTCTAAAAATGGAAAATTGGAAGCAGTCCTTCAAGGTCTTTCAGGCGGTTCCATTTCTGCGGCCTCTGCCAGCGGTTCACAATTTACTTTCACAGGTACTTTTACAACATCTAACATTACCGTTGGTGATTATGTAAAAATAACAAATTTAACGGCTGCTTACAACGGCACATGGAAAGTTGTTTCTCGAACCAGCACAACTCTTATTGTAACTAGCAGCACAACGGCTACCAGTATTTCAGGTCGTTCAGGTCTTGTAACACCAGTCTTTAGGACATTAACAACGGTAAATGATGGATACTGGCATCATGTTGGATTCTGTAATGACTCTGGCGGAAACTTAAATGTTTATGTAGATGGAATACTTACTCCGATTATTACAACTGGTGGAACTTCTTACAACGGATGGTCAACTACTAATTCTTCTGCAACCCAAGCTTTGATTATTGGCGCAGGTAATGGCGCGCTTGGAGATTCAACTGGAACGGCTAGTTTTACAGGTCTTATTGACGAATTGGTTATTAGTAATAATAATAATTATGCAGGTTCAGCTTTACTAAACGAGTTGATTAACCGCTATGTGGCAGGATCACTTCTCACAAAAGGATTTCCTGCAACGTCTAACCAAGTTCTTTCAGGCGATAGAATTGCTGAAATTCTTTGCATTGCAGGATTCGGAACCGTAACTGGTGGAGCAGTAGTTCTTAACTCAAACACTTACTTCATTAACGACAGCGCAACCGCGTGGGTCAATGGCGTTTCAACCAATGGCTTTACTTCTGTTACTCCCTGGTACTGGGATTCACCAGTTACCGGTTCTACAGCGCTTGACCTAATTTTGCAAATTTGCGATACTGACATTGGTTCTTTCTATCAAGAGCCAAACGGTACGTTTTCTTTTTACAATCAGAACTATTACGGCACTTGGTCTTGGAACTCCACTACTAGCACCGGTACATGGACACCAAATAATGTTTATGTTCCTGCTCCTACTGGTGATCACATTTGGACAGACGACACTTCTTCCTCGTATCACTATTTTGGGCCATCATTTCAAACAATGCGAGACGACGTTGACGTATGGACTACCGTTAAAGTAGCGCCACAGTCCGGCACAGAACAAGTGTACGAAAACGCAGCTAACGAGTCTCGTTGGGGTTACTCGACTCTTACCAAATCGGGAACCTTGCACACTGCCCTAACGCTTGCGCTTTCTACAGCCAACTTCCTTGGCAATTTATTTAAAACACCATTGCCTAGAATCAGCAACGTCGAACTGCGAAGCGAAACTAGCAACGGTGCAAACATGACCGCTCTTCTTAACACTGAGTTTGGCGACATTGTTACAATAAAACGCACGTCTCCTAACGC